TGAGTAAACTAGGTGATGATGGGTTGCCAATTAAGAATGAGTATGGTAAAGTAATCAAAGGGCCTAACTACATGCCAGCAGACATGAGTGATTTGATATGAGTACAATGACAGACAAAGACTTCGCACTGCACACACCACTCATTGTCAACATGATGAAGAAGTCAGATGATCCTGATGGGGTACTGAGTAACTTCGTGGCACTGGACGCAGAACAAAGAGCAACAGTATTGAGAATGTATGAGGTAATGAAAAATGACTGAAGCAGTAAGTAAAGTATTTGTAGTTAGGGTTGACTACTCAGGTTGGTCAAGAGGCCAAGAAGTCTATGAGGTAGCTGCTGTGTCTGAGGAGGCAGCTAAAGATATCTGGTACACAGGTAAACAAATCTATACTGACACACATAAAGATGACTTTGAGTATGAAGTAGACACGGTAGTGGAGAAAACATATGACTGAGATAGGTAAGCTAAGTTTCACAAGTAATTTCATTGAGTGGGAAGCGGAGTGCAGCAGTTACGAAGCAGCTAAGATTCTCAAGGAGTTGTGGATCAACAAGGAACTAGAAGAAATAAAGGAAGATGAAGATGGAGAGTAAACATTATGGACCTAAACTGGCTGCATCACAACAACTACAGCAGGAAAAGCATCGTGGCCCTAACGAATCTTTCTATGAGGCTCAGTGTCGCATTGCTGCTACTCTATGTGACAATGAGAGTCACAGGCAAGCAATTAAAGAGGCACTGCTGCAACAAAGGTTCCTACCTGCTGGACGTATTCAAGCGACTGTGGGGCAAAAGAAGGACACTACTCCTTATAACTGTTTCGTCAGTGGCACCATCGAAGACAGCATGGACAGCATCATGGACAGGGCTAAAGAAGCTGCTGAGACGATGCGTAAAGGAGGAGGTATAGGCTATGACTTCAGTAATATTCGTCCCAGTGGTGATCGGATTGTCAGTCTTGGGAGTACTGCGTCTGGGCCACTCTCATTCATGGAGATTTTTGATGCTGTTTGCAATACTATTGTGTCTGCTGGGCATAGACGTGGCGCACAAATGGGTGTCCTCAGAGTTGACCACCCAGACATTGAGTTGTTCATCAGAGCCAAGCAGAACGAAGGAGCACTGAAGAACTTCAACTTGTCTGTTGGTATCACTGATGAGTTCATGGCTGCTGTCATGGGTAACATCCCCTTTGATCTTAAGTTTGATGGTAAGGTATACAAGACGGTACAAGCCAGAGAACTCTGGGATGAGATCATGCGTTCAACATGGGACTGGGCAGAACCCGGTGTGTTGTTCATTGACACACTGAACCAGATGAATAACCTATGGTACTGTGAGGACATTGCAGCCACCAACCCATGTGCAGAACAACCACTACCACCTAATGGTGCTTGCTTGTTAGGTTCTTTTAACTTGACTAAGTATGTATATGAGAAAAATCCTGTTTTACCATCAGGGGACGACTTGTTTTACTTCTTTGACTTCGAACAGTTCAAGCACGACATACCACACATTGTAAGGATGATTGATAATGTCATTGACTACGCAACCTACCCCCTACAAGCCCAAGAACATGAAGCTAAGTCTAAACGCAGAATGGGTCTTGGAGTCACTGGACTTGCAAATGCAGGTGAGGCCGTCTCAGGAGCTTATGGATCAGATAGTTTTCTGGCGTTCACTGAAGAAGTTCTCACTATCCTTAGAGACACTGCCTACAGAACCTCAGTGAGTCTGGCTGTGGAGAAGGGTGTGTTCCCCATGATCAATAGAGACTACCTTGACAGTGGGTTCATCAAGACTTTACCCCTTGACATTCAGGAGGACATTGAACATCATGGAATACGTAACAGTCACCTACTCAGTATTGCTCCTTGCGGCACTATTAGTTTCTGTGCTGATAACATTAGCAGTGGAATTGAGCCTGTATTTAGTTTGTCTACTGACAGAATCATTCAGACCCCAGACGGTCCAACAACAGTCAGAGTCAGTGATTACGGACATAGGGTGTTTGGCACTGCGGGTACCACTGCTGATCAGTTGTCTGTGGATGATCATCTGGCTGTACTTACAACCACTCAAGGGTACATTGATTCTGCTGTGAGTAAGACAATCAACGTTGGTGATGCAGTGACATTCAATGAGTTCAAGGATGTCTACATGAAGGCATGGCAAGGTGGAGCCAAAGGAACAACAACATTCAGGGCAGCAGGTAAACGCTTTGGCATCATGCATAAAGTGATTGATGAACCTGCTGAGGCTGAGGGTGCAGCTTGTTTCATTGACCCTGCAACAGGAAAGAAGACATGCGAGTGACCTACGTGGACACCATTGGACACCCTAATGACCTACACATGACACAATAAGATAATAAGGACACAACATAATATGAGCTATAGTGAACAGATGATTGACAGACATGAGTATCATGATGGAGACAGACGAATGAAGAAGATTGAAGTACCAAGTGAGAACCCTTTAGCAGACTTCATTGAGCAGATGGAAGAAGACCCAGTGAACAACCCAAGTCATTACAACACTGGTGATGTTGAGTGCATAGATGGCATCAAGGCAGCATTGTCTGAGGAGGAGTACCGTGGCTACCTACGTGGAGCAGCATTGAAGTACCTCTGGCGTTGTACCTATAAGGGTAAGATGAAGGAAGACCTGAGTAAAGCAGAGTGGTACATAAGTAAACTTAAGGAGACAGAATTATGATTAAGATCATCATGGATTACGATGAAGTAACACACCAGCTTTACACCAAAGATGCCTGTAATAACATTTGGAGCATGTCTCTCCCTTTCGACTACGAAGAGTACACAGGTGTCTCAGACAAAGGTAAACTTAAGCAGGTGATTAAACTTAAGGAGGCTGGGTTCACCAGTGAGGAGATTATTGACATGGTTAAAGAGGGAGTAGTATGATGAGTGGATCAGATGGAATAAACTTAGTCTTTGGCATGGTGCTTGGTGCCATCACCTTTGCTCTCTTCGTGGCATTGATAAACTCAGTGAGTCCTGAAGATGCAGTGAGTGAGTACAAAGTAAACCAATGCATCATGAAGATGCCACCACAGGTACCTGATGTACTGGATAGGTGCACTGCAGCAGTCTGGATGGAGGAGAACAAGTAATGCTTATGTATGCTGCAACAGTGTTCATTATCCTCCTTAGTGGGGAACCTGCCCTGCTACAGGACGACCATGGACCATATAAAACAATGAAGGAATGTAGAGCCAGAGCAGGTGACATGTTTAACTTTGCAATGGAGAACTTCAGTACCAAGGCCAAGTCAATCAAGGCTGGTTGTAAAGAGACTTGGGTTGGACCTAGGGAGGAGAGGACATGATAAGTCTAAGTGAAGATGAATGGAGTCTCTGTGAAGACTATCAACAGTACATCACAGACAAAAGAATACCTCCCAAGGAGATACAAGGGAGGTACATGGAGGTGATGACTAAGATTTATTGTCTCACTGTCACACTAGGTGGCGATGTAGGCAGTGATTCCCATGATGATGATGAAGGTTAACATTACTTTCCTCCTCTGATCTTTTGTATTCCTTTGATTACACTCTTGACACCGAAGGAGGCAGCAACGATTACACTCAGTAGGTACCAGTATTCAGTGGGTACCTCAGTGTCAATCACAATGAATGCCTCCTTCATCCTTACTATCAGTTCTGGTACGTCAAACAACACACCAACAAACAATATGACAAAAGGACTGGTGAAGATAAGTGTCAGGTACTCATCCTTCCAGCTATCTCCACTGTTCTTTGCCTGTAGGGTGTCCCATTCCTGCTCACCAGTGATGTGTTTAAGTGTTCTCTGGTGTTCAGCAGCCTTGACTTCCTTACGTTCATCCATGTAGCTCTTACCAAGGCTGAACAGGCCAGTGACTATTGGTCCAAGTATTGGTATCATATCTCTTCTCCCCAACTACGTTCTCTTCCTAGGTCTATGTGTATGAAGTTATCATAGCCACCAAAGCCCTTGAAGCCCACCTCAATGGCACTCAGCATGAAGAGTCTCCTCTCCGTCTTAGTCCATCCAGCAGTGCTGACATCAAATGCATCACCAACCATGTGTCTACTGTGTTTGCTACCACCAACTGCAGTGTTGTGTATGCTGCAACGATAAGCACTGTTGATCCTGAGTGGTCTATCCACCCTGTCACGTAGCATTTGCAGTGCATCCTTGGCCTCATCACTGCAACCATCAGTGCCACAGTGACGACAACCTAGTTCCTCCACTGTGAAGTCCGGCCATCTCCATTCTGTCATATCACCCACCTTTCTGCATCATGCGAGTATGTTCATTGAGAATCTTCATCAGTTCCTCAACAGCACCCGGACCTCCTGTTGGTAGACGCTGTATGTCCTCAATCAGTGCATCAATTGCACCCGGACCTACATTGCCTTGACTCAGTGCGTGTTCCTTGAACCTACTCAGACCCTCAACAACTGCAACTGGGACACTACCAACACCTTCAAAGACACCCTTCACTGTGCTCTCTAGGTTGGACATACCACTGTCAATACGTTTCATCTGGTGCCTACCAGCACGTTCCTTGGACATCCTGATTGTGTTGGCCTGTGACTCTTTAATCTTACGTGCAAAGAAATCTACCACAGTGTTCTTCATTGCTGTTACACCACCGGGACCAACATCAAATAGTTTGGAGAATGTATCAGCTACATCTTTCAAGGAGTTCCATTGAAGTCCTTCATCATAGTCTGGTGAATACTTGTTGACCTTATCCATACCTGTGATAGCCTCTGATAGGACATTGACCGCTTCTTCCATCTTACCTGCAATCTTTTCTTTATCCTCTTCAGGGAAGACAGACTCAATGTCAGGTATTAATTCCTCTTCAATCCTGCTCTTCACTTCTTGTACTGTCTTAGGTACATCAGTTGTGATATACTCAGGATCAAGCATAGGTTCAGTCTCTACGTTCTTGGCCTTGAGTTGTTTCTTGACCTCAACTGCTTTCTCCACTGCCTTGACAGGATCAGGTTCTGTCTCCATTGTCTCTGCAATGACAGCATCACCTTCCTCCTTTGCCACAACTGCTTCCTGTGGTGTGGTTGGTGTCTTGATGTCTTTTACTTTCTTTGGTGTAGACGGTGGAGTAGGTGTGGGTTGTGGTGTAGACGAGGGGGCAGTGGTCTTCTGTCGGTACAAGGCAGTCAGAGGTACATTGTTACTGAGTTTATTGAGTGTGTTCCTGACCTCACCATAGACATCGGTGATCACAGTCTCATGGTCTAACTCATGTACTATGTCTACTTGTTGTCCATCCGGTGCTTTCCAAGACTGTCCCTCCATGTAAGGGATACCACTGCCAAAGGATGAAGCAAACATAAGTCTGGCATCCACATCAGAGATATCTTTAGCCATCTTACCTTGGTACTCACTGAAGTTACTGAAAGTTCCAAGTGCATTGTTGAGGTGCTTTGCTTTCTCTTCAAGGCCTAGGCGTACACTCTCCTGCTCTGTCTGGAAAATTGCTGCCTCTGGGTCTAAGTCCTCTTCACTTGGCATTTGGTTCAGCATGGCTGTGTTAGGCACAACAACGACCTTACCCTGTGTAGTGTCCATACGTAGGTGGTAGGGTTGGTCAGGTTTGTTGAACTTGTTGACTACTTGAAGCGATCCTTTACCATATACATCCACAGCAACACTGTTGACAGCCGCCACAACCTCACCAGCACCTCTGCTATCTCCGTAGGCTACATTGACAGCCTCTCTTGCATTGGTGTGTGCTGTGGTGGCTAAGAAGCCTTCCTTGCCTGTGTTGCCCATGCCAAGTGCAGCATGTGTCAAGGTAGTCAAAGATGTTTTGACCATCTGTTTATCTGCTGGACTGTACTCTTCAGGGTTCTTTGTGGACAACATACCACTGAAGGTATTCAACATACTCTGTGCTGTGTCTTTTGGCAACTGAGATACATATGCTGGGTTGTTCTGGATGGCCTTCATGAACTTCTGCATGTTAGTCTGATCACTGAAGAAAGCCTTCTTGTCATCAAACAATTCCTTACTGACTCTCTCTGCAAAGTTAAGCCCTTGTTCTGTTGTCAAGATGTAGTTAGTCAGGTTGTTACCCCATGTCTTACGTAACTTGACAAGGAAACCAGCAGAGTCACTGATGTCAATCTGAAGTTTATTCTCAATTGCTTTCAACTGTGCTTCCTGACGGATACCAGGGGTCTTCAATAGAGTATCGATGGAGTCAAACTGGCTGTTAGTTATATCAATTGTTGCCTTGACATCATCATCTGATAGACCGTACTCAAGTTGAAAGTACTTGATCTTCTGGAGTTGAACTGCTCTGGCTGATTGACTCTGTTGCAGTGCTGAGGAAGCTTCTGTCACACTTGCCACTGAGGTATCTCTGGATACAGACTCAATGATACTTCTAAGGGGAAGGATGGCACTGTTGTTTGAAGCCACCGCAATCTTCTGGACACTCCTGACAGTACTGCTCTTTTCCTTTAACCTCTTCTGTTCGTCTTGTTTACGTCCTTGTTCAGCTATTTTTCCTTCACTGACTTTCTGTGCCAGTAAAGCAGCATTCATCTGTGCTTCTTGTTTACGTACCTCAAGTCTCTTTAACTCTTCTTCTTCTGTCTGTTTCTCTTTGGACAGTTCCTTCCCTAACTTCAGTGCATCAGCGTATTGTAGGCCGGGATTCTGTGTGTGTGCTCTGGCTGCAGCAACGTAAGTCTCCTCCAGTGCCACTACATTCTGTTCATCCCTGAACTTTGGATCAGTCAGCATCCTATCACGTTGTATACTGGCATCAGTGAGGAGATTAGCTGCCTGTCTCTTACGTGCTTGTTCTGCAATGACAGCAGCCTCGGCAGTTTGTACTGCATTGGGGTCGGTGATGTCAAGACCTTCCTGCTCCATGTACTTCGAGACAGAGACAGTAAAGTCAGCAGCTTTCGTAGCCAATGCTTGTTGTTTTGTTTTGTAAGGTATTAAGTTTGCAACAGTAGGTTCATCCCCATACACAGCCATGTCAATGTTACGTATCTTATCTGCATGGTGTGGATTTTCTGCAATGAACTTACGTCTTTCAATGGCAGCATTTTGTGTACGTGTGGTGTAGGCTGACTGACTGCCTTTCTTACCGCCAGCCATGAACACTCGTTGTATCTCACTTGCCCTCTTAGTGTAAGCATCAAGACCAGCGTCATCAAACATCTGAGATGCACCTACACCAATGTTGGTTAGCCCTGTCAAGAGGTCACCAGCGTTAGCTACATACTCCAGACTGGCATCACCACGTACTGTTGCATTCCTGTCATCTGCTGCACCAATCTGTCCACCGAAAGTAACCTCAGCCATTACTATTCTCCCTCACCCATGTTACCAAACATTCTTATGTACCTAGTCCTAGTCTTTTCTTTGATGTCTTTAACCCAGACACTATCTTTGGCTGCTCTCATTTGTACTCTCCTCATGGCTAACGGGTCACCTAACCATTTCTGATAGGCTGCTGCTTTGTGTGTCAACATTCTTCTCTCGGCAGGGTCATCAGACGTGTGAATCCTTGCCCTTGTTTTCTTAATTTGTTTAAGGATGTCACGTTCAGTTTCCTTCTGTGTTTCCATCTTCTTAATCATGTCAAACATATCCTCAGTGTCTTTAAGAGAGATACCAAGAAGTTGCCCCATGGCTGCTGCTTTAGGTACATCAAGGATTAGGTTACCTCTACCATCATTGATCATGTTGTGGTTGAAAACAAAGAGAGCCTTCTGTGATCTTTTAAATGTATTGATATTCTGAAGTACTTCATTCATGGCCTCTGGTATGATATCCTCCACACCAATGGACTCAGCTCTGTAATACTTAAAGACATCAACAATACTTCCGACAATGTCACCACCAATGGCACCACCAGCACCAAAGATCAGGGAGATAGATGGGTCTTCGATGACCTTCTCGTACATGTCCTCAAGTGCTTCAGCCACACCTACCCTGTCAGCAAAGTTAGTGTTGACACCAAGGAGAGGACTGAAGATCAACCTGTCCCAACCGCCTGTCTCCAACCATAACCTTACTTCCTCACTCTCTGGTTTACCAGATGAGTTATCAATGAGGTAATCTGCAAGAGGTACACCAGCAGTGCCATACATCAAGGCTTGACCAACCATCAGACGTGTACGTTGTGCAGGTGTGAACTTCTTACTTCCAAAGGCTGTCATTGTCTCCAACATACGTGCAGGGTATGCATAGAACTGAGTAGCCAAGGATGTAACCCCATCTTGCCACCATGCTTTACTGGCCCCTGTCATGTTCATTGAGTAGTCGTCTGCTCTTTTACGTAGATGTTTAATACCTTCAAAGGAACGTAGGTCCAAATCAGGTTTAAGTTGTTTAGCTTCTCTCCACGCTATACCATAGGCAACCAGTCTGTTCCATCTTTCAGATTCATAGAAGAACATACGTGATGTCTCCCTCATGTCCTTGGCTGCACCCAACACTTTACCTGTTGATGACACACCTGTCTGTCCTTCAAGGGCTAATTCACCACCTATGTCCATCAAACCTGACTCTTTAAGGGACTTGACCATGTCAACAAACTCTTCCTTCTCGACACCATGTAGCCCTTTGAGTTTATTAGCCACAAATTTGTCCATGTCCTTGGCTGCACTCAGGTATGCCAGACGTAATGCTGGTGCCTGATACATTGCCTTGGCTCCATGTACTGGACTGAGGGACAACGCAGCAAACATAGTCTGTGTCTGGATGAGTAGCTGACTTGGATCAAAGAAACCCAACTTAGTATCAAAAGCTACACTACGTATGGCTTTGACAGGGTCTTTCTCAAGTATCCAGTTCATTGGTTTCTTAACCTTGTTAGGCAAAGAGCTTCCATCCACCCAGTGTTGCAGGGATTCTTTCAAGGAGTCTAAGTATTCACCTTCTCTGGTACGTACCTCTAAGTTCCTACGTACACTCTCCCTCAATGTTTCTAGTTGATTCACCACTGTCTTATCTGTACTGCCTACGTTCTTATTGAACTGTCCGTTCTTGAAAGCATCCACAGCATTGGTGTGCTTGGTAGTTAGTTTACCTTTGGCTGCTGCATACCAAGACTCAATGGCCTCCAGTCGGTAGGTAGCCATGGTCCCATTACGAAGTGCTATGTCAAGACGCTTACCTACTTCATCAAAGACATCAATAGTCTCAGCATACTCAGGAGTACCAGGTGACGATTTAGCAGTTCTTAGGTGGGGACTACGTTTACTATAGATAGACCTACCACTTGTCATGTACCAGTTAGCTTGGGTTGTTTCTTCATCGTACCAATGACCTACAAACTTCTTGTCTCTACCTCCATTGGCCTTCAAGTCCTCCATCTTCTTAGTGATACCCTGATCATAGACAACTTCAAAGGGATGTTCTGTCATCTCCCCGTCATCCATCAGTTTCTTTATGCGTGTAAACGAGATAGTATCATCATCAAGAAGTTCTCTTAGGTAATGAAGACTATCTTCCTCTGACCAGATGTCACTGAACGTATTGTTTTTGTAGTTGTCGTACTCTTTCAAGACTAAGTTCCACTTATCTGCAAACTCCTCTGCTGCTTCCTTAGTCACGTTGACATTATGTGTCTTATCGTTGAGGATAGCCAGACCTTCCCTACCCAAGGCAGTTGTATTGGCTTGTTTCACAAAGAACTTACCTTCATACGTCCTGAAACCGGGGCTGTAGTTAAGTACACGTTGAGGAAGAGGTTTGAGTTGGTGTTTAGAAGACTTCTCCAAGAGAACATTCTTGACTTTAACACCTTTCAATGTGATATGTTCTTTGAGTTCAATGATGGTTGACCCTGCCTTTGGTTCAGTGACTACTTTGTGTGTGTAATAGTCATGTACTGGCCCTTTTGGTTCTGTCACCTGTCTGCCCAAGGCTTGTCCTTCAGGTAAGTCGAGTGTTCTCCAACCCATATGGTGTAGTTCATCGCGATACGCTGTGTTTGACATGTCATAACTGATGTCAGCTATGTCCCTTGTGGTGTAGTAAGCAAGTATCTCACTGTCTGTTGGTCGTCTACCCAATGCCACATTCATTTCTTCTACATTTAAGTAGTGATCCAGTTCTTTTTTCTGTCCGTACTCAAATAAAGTGTTGACAGTCTCCCTTGTCTCTTTGTTTGTCTTTTGTAGTGTCTTCAACATAGGTTTGAGAACCTGATGAGCCAAAGCCTGACGTGCAAACTGACTGCTCTTGATGGATTCTATCCACCTAGTTGGTGTATATAAGTCAGGACTCAATAGAAACTTCTTGAGTGTGCTTGCCCTACCAGCAGATGAGGGATCAACAGCCCTGATCACACCAGTGTCATCTAGTTTTGTCTTGTGTACACGAATGAAGTAACCTTCACCATAGATATCGTCAGCCTTCATGACTGTGGCATCAAGCATTCCATTGTTCTCGATTGTATTCTCTGCCCACTCTTTGTTCCTGAAGACAGCACCAGTCTTTGTACCTATGTCTATGTCTGCCACACCACGTGCTGTTGCGTTCTTAATGTCAAGTACACGTCCGTCCCAACCGTTAGTGGCTACATCATCAACCATGTCAGCAAGTTCTTCTGGGGAGAGGTAACCTAACTGTTCATCTACAATCTTCTGTGCAGCCTCCCTACGTACTTGGTTCTCTTTGAGTGTATTGATGACACCAGCAGACGCATAGTCTTCGATGTGACCTACGCCATGTATCCTTGCAGAGGTAGGGAGGACATCATGTGCTGCAGAGGCACCAACACCAGCCTCAACATCTGCTGCACCCAGTTCATTACGAATCATTCTATTACCAGATGCTGATGCATAAGCGTTGAAACCACCTTGAACTGTCTGTTTGACGATGTTCTTTGTGGCTGCAGCAATTCCGGGTACGTTAGGGGTATCCAATACATGTAAGATATTCTGTAAGTTATACGTCTTACCCTCAACACCTATGTCCTCACCAGTTGTAAGGAAGGAACGCCAAGCCTCTTGCATCAACACTTCGTTCTTACCTACAAAGGCACTTCCTTCTTCGATACTTCTACGTAACTCTGGTAGTTTCTCAATCAACTCTTCAGGGCTTACTTTACTACTAAGTAGCCACTCACCTTCCTCTATCTGTCTTCCTGTGGGATTGAATAAAGAACTCTCGTAGTCCACATCTTCAACATTACCTAACATGGATGTGGTCCAGTTAAGGGGAACAACCATACTCAAGTAGTTTACGACAGTATCCCCTAGTCCTGTATTCTCTTGGTCCACTGTGGCTCTATCTATCTCTTTCTTCAGGATAGCTACCTTTTTATTGAAGTCCTCAATCTTACCAAAAGCATCTCTGCCACTACCTTCAACATCCCCTTCATAGTTGAATGCAGCGATACCAGCCATTGATGGGTCAGTCATTGAAGTCTCTGTCAAATACTCCATGGCTGATTCAATGTATGCTGTCTCTTTCTCCTCCTGTACTTTGTATGCTTCATACTGTAAGGCAGCTTTACCTAAGTCAGACACATCATAGACTTCTTTCTCAAGTACCTTCATACGTAAGGCAAGTCTGTCTATCTCTCTGGCGTGACTGATTTCTTCCTCTGCAGCATCTGTACCAAGAGCCTCTATCTGTTCTTCGTTTAACTTCTTGAGTTCTAAATAACCTTGTGAGACTTCTTCTTGTTTCTCTGTTAGGTTATGGTACTCTTGAGCCAAGGTCAATAACGATGCAGTCTCACCTCTCTGTTTCAAGGAGGGTTTATGAGCAGGGACTGTCGGCTCAGGTATCGTTAGATCGTGGAGTGGAGACATATCAGTCATTAAGTAAACATCCCTGCAATTGCTTTCCTGTTGGTGAAGATAGTTCCACCTATTCCTCCTATACTCCTTGCGAAGTTCTGATCACTCAGTGCAGAGGTGCGTTGACTTCCGAAAATACTGGCCTGTTGCATGTATTGTGTGGCTTGTTTTGCGTATCCTTGTGACCTATTGAGGAAGTTAGTCTCACTGCCAAACTGACTACTGAAGGAACCAAAAGCACCTGCAACACTTCCTTGTGCACCACGTACTGTTGCAGCACTCACTGCACTGGCCCTCTTCAGGCGTGTCTCACGTACTAGACGGAGTCTCTCCCTTGACATACGCAGTGCATCTTGTTTCCTACGTACCTCTTGCGCCTTGTTAGTAGCCTCAACACGCTGTCTGTCTGCCTTGGCAGCTTCTTTACCTGCTGAGTATGAACTATAGGCACCGTAAGCTTGTAAGGCTAAACCAGCCCAGCCGAATAAACTCATGTCTAAGCCTCCGTGTTAATACTGTAACGTAGTGACCAGCCATACAGATCAAAGTCTTTGCCATCTTCAGCCTCAAACCTTAAGTGTAACGATCTGCCTTTACCACGTACTTTGTTTCTTGTCATTGTCACTGGGAATCCATTGTCGAAATCTAGGCTGTCAGGTGTCTTGTCATAGCCCTGCAGTATACGGTAGCACTGTTGACTTCTGCCCCACTTACTGCTGTTGCTATGGTCTGCGTAGTCCCACTTGGCTTGCATGTAACAACCACTTGGATTGACTAGGTCGTAACCACCACTGCCATCGCTCACATAGCCTGTCTCAGTACGTCGAAGGAATGTATGTACATAGACAGCCTCCCTGAAGTTAATGATATCGCCCTCAAGCAGATACCCTGTCTCAAAGTAACTATCGAAGATTTTACCAGTGCCATCAGAAGTCTCCCAATCATAGAATGAATTGTTATTGAGCAGACTGAATGTCCACTCAGTGTTAGTCACTCCAGGAATGGCAGTCATGAACATTGTACTTGTCTGTCCACCACCAGTGACCTGTTGTTCTGCAGTCACTTGATCACTGGATGAGTCAACCACATTGGCACCACTGCTGTCCACCACATCTGCTGTCTGTGTGACAGTGAACAATGATGGCAGTGTGAAGATACCAGTAACATAGGGGCTGTCTGTGTCCAATGACTCTACTCTGCTGGGATAGAAAGCTCCCAAGGTGGTGTCAAAGTCAAGGACTTCCGTGTATTGGTACCTGTCTGTGGTTGTGTTACCATCAACATTATACAGATAAGTAACCTTCCTAGTGACTGCGTCATAGCTGCCCTGTGCATAGCGTTTACTCCCTGCTGGGATGTCCTCATCATAGAAGGACTGAATAGTTTTCTCTGTCAGTGATTGAGCTTCAAGTCTGTCAGTCACTTGGTTACGTCCCAAGGTATATATTCCTCTGTCAGACCACCAGATTGGAGCACCCTCAATGTCAACCAGTGTCTTAGCACCAACGATGCCAATGCTACTTACCTTACTCACACTGTAGTCTGTTGGGGTGAAACCACCTGACCCACCACTGACTTCCCATAGCCCATTGTCTGCATACACAAGGATACTACTCCCTGTGACAAACAGACGTATGATGTTACCAGCTTCAGGGATGACAATCACGCCACCGTCAGTGTCAATCAAGTCACTGATCTCTTCACTGGTTGGATCAGCCTCTTGGTAGCAACGACCTATCTTGGCTTCATCCTCAATGATCTGACTGAAGAAGATATGACCACTGAGTGTACTCTCAATTGGACCACCATACCATGCACGACCAGCAAAGAAGCTGACACATCCAGGTCTGTTGTCTGTTGTCACTGTGTCAAGACCACTCAGTCCACTTACATTGTCCCTGTCCTTATTGAATGGATCAAGGATGTAGTGTCCACGTGGTGCCAGTGTGTTACCATAAAATATCTTACTTAACTCAGCAGGATCAAAGTCATTACTACTGTTCTTTGCCACCCACCACTGCTTATTGTTTCCTGGGTACTTACCCTGACTTGACTTGTATGTACTGATTGGATCAGCAACACTGCCACCAGGACTTACCCAACCCTGATTACGTAGGTTGTAGTTGTGCTCAGTGCTGAGTGTTGCAATCTCTTCATCAATCTCAAGGCTGTCATCAACACCATCAAAGTCCCTGATCTGGATACCAATCTCTGTGTTGGTGATGCTGTCTGTGTCACTGTCATAGGAGACATAGAATGGTTTGAGTTTCTTACCACTGATGAAGAAGTAACCTTTACCACTGTCAGTGATTACCTGCTCAGTGCCCACGTCTGTTGCTGCTGGTGCTGCAAAGGCACTCAGGTCAGTTGTGAAAGACTTCATGCCATCACTCATGGGGTCACTGCCAGCATCAAAGTAATAGAGTGTATCATCTACTTGAATGACAATGAAGGTAAGACCACCATCACCACCCACGTTTGTCCACTCCATTGCCTGAATAGCCTGTGTCTCCCACAATGCATTGGCAATACTCTCTGATGTGGCTGAGTAGCCTGACTCATAGTCAATGCCAAGACGACGACTTACATTGCCCTGTCTGTTGAAGATACAGTTAAGTGCATCACTCACAGCATTCTCAGGGTACGTCAGTGGTGTCGCCTCAGTGACTAAACCAGCCACATAAGTATTGTATGTCTTAGACGCTGCTTGCCTTGGCATTTTGTTTAGGTTTCCTTGTTCCTTTGAGCTTCAACTCAGGTGGCTTCTTGTTCTCACCAGCCCGTAGAGGCTTCAGTCCATCTACATACTTATCAATGGCTTTACGACAGTCACGTATGTTTGTGAATGCATTCATCAGGTAGTCAGGTAGGTTACCTTTGTCTTGTTTGGCATAGAAGAAACCAAAAGGATTACGTACTACAATGCTGATGTTCACTCCACGTCCAGTTGGTACTGAATCATATTCTTCCACGAGTCTTTCGTCCATAGTCTGGTCCTCTCACTATGTTATCAATGTTTGACTTATCGTTCTGCCAAGTGCTACGTTGTCTTGTGGCTGCTTGTTCAGCCTTGGGGTTGGCAGACTGTTTGAGTTCCACAAAGGCCAATGACTTAGCTTCATTGATCAGTAGTGGGAATAGACTGCTGTCCAGGTCTGGTGTGAATGTATCACTGAATGTCCATACAGGTTCCTTGGTGCCATACACCATGAACTTACTTGACTGCAGTGTGTTGTCTACTTCGTTATCAAAGGAATCAAAGATCATGTACTCATCATCATATGACGTGTAGTACTCTGGTGCAGTGTCATTACGTATCAACACTTTACCACCAGTGATGCTTACTGTCTGTATTGTACTATCAGTTGAGTCCCTTGTCAAGACTAAAGTTGTAAAATCTTCTGGTGCAAGGTAACTAATGTCTGCATAGTTCAGTCTTGTCTCACCATCAGCAATCTTATTGTACCGTACACTGACAATCTGACTGACACCATCAGGTAATTTCATGTGTGTTGGCTGATCTGTATCACTCAGTGCTGTGAGTTCAAGGACTGTCCTGTGCTCTGGTATCTTCAGTTGGTTGATCAAGTCAAAGTAAGCTCTGCGTACAATGAAGGCAACCTGCTCAGACTCAATGGTGTCTGAATAGCTATTGACTGTGTCACTGTCCATTGAAGACAATATCTCTTGTACTATGTCCAGTAGTGTACTCTTGGGCATCAGTGTGTCCCTCCAACTTCAGTGATAAATTTCCATACAGCCATGCTGAAACCTCCTAACATTGTGAAGACACCAGCACCCTTCAGTATTACCTTACGTGCAACAGAGTTAGCCAATAGTTCGTCGTGTATCTTACCCATCATCTCTTCTTCATGTTTGATGTGTTCCTTGAACATACCTTTGATCTCCTTGACATCATCTCTGTTCTTCTTCACAGACTCCTCAAGGGTGACTAGACGCTCTGCTGTCTCAATGTCCATTGTTCTTCTTTCCTTGCCTTGGTATGACATCATCGTGCCTTGGTTGCTTGAGTTGGTCGTCCAATGGCAACACCGATATACTGAGTACCGTTGTAGTTGCTCGTATTGTTGTTAACACCTCTCATCTTGATACCGTTAGAAACATGGTCAACAATCATTGTTGAATTGTAACCTTCGGCATTGTTCAAATTGGCGTACAGCATGTCACCAATAGGGTTGCTGGGCGTTCTTACGTTATCACGCATTGCCCAACTCCCTGCTGCACCTGTGGCATTCTTCATTATCGAGAACTCAGGAGAAATACCCAAGTTGTCAAAGGCACCATCGGCTGAACCATTGCCCGTATAATTCACACTACGGCAGAAATCAGTCTCGAAGAAGCAATACATGATGTAGTCATGCCCTGCTTTGTTCGTTGCATTGGATGTTGCACCCACTGACACAAGGGCATCTGTTGGTTCTGTGTTATTGAAGTAAACAGAGTTGGCAGCACTGGCGGCGGTAGTGTCCAAGGCCATATAGTAGCCAGCACCAAGTTCTTCATGGTAGACTGTCCATTGTGCTGCTTGTGTTAAGCACTTAATGATGACCATGAATGGTTTCTTGTCACCGGAGTGAGGTACAGTCTGCGCCCCTGCAACACCAGAGTAAGTAGTCGCTGTCATGCCAAGAGTTAAGTTCGTCTTGCAGCCTGACGGGGTGATTGTACCTGATCCCCATGAAGAGACTATATTTGGAAGGGAGGCACACCAGCCAACGAAGGTGTTTCCACTTCCGTTCATGGCAACTTCTGTGCCAAGTGTAAATCCATTACTATCATAACTCAGGACACCATCAGTTTCGGTAGCCTCCGCATTTGTTGCGTTTGAGTAGATAACTTTAGTGCTACCTCGTACTGCATCGGTTAAATGATGGTAACGAGTATTGTTACGTTCTTTAATCCATAAGAAATCTGGCTGGAAGTTCAAACTAGTTCTTGCGTGTGTTGCACCTGTCCCTGTCCAAGTGTCTGTGGCCCAATGATCTGCCAAGTCCTCGGTTATCTCAGGTAAGTTGGTTTCGTTGAGTGCAAGGAAGTCTGTTGTTGGTGTACCTGACCAAGCTGTGTCTGAGAAGTTGACATTACAAGTATGGCTTACCCCTGTATAAATATACGCTAATACAGTGCCATCAGGGATAGTTGTCAAAGTACCTTCAGAAGAACCACCATTCTTGTAGAACTTCATCTCACCAGCATCAGCATCATATTCACACCGGACAATGTCATTGGCAGTATTCCATGTGGCACCGTAAGCACCGCTGTCAGTGTTCACACCATCGACATAATATTCTTTATTACCACCAGCCCTGTACGTTGAGTATGTTCCACCACCTGTGGCAGCATTGGCACCACTGTGACATAGGCCAATCATGTGCTGGTCACTTCCACCTGTAGTCTGTTTAACCTCAAACCGCCACTTACCAGTAGCAGGGAAGGCTATCGTACTATAAGCTCCACCTCCACCTGTGACTGTAGTATTGCCATTTGACAATGTTGGCACCCATGACGAAGGTTTATCCAGTGGCGATAGAGTGGCAAGGTTGGCGGTTGGGGTATCTACGACTTGCGTGATTGTTCCGTTCTCAGTCCAGTCGTTGTTGTTACCAGAACTGTCTTCACCAAGATCACCTGAGTTACTGAAGTCTAAATGGAAGCCGTTAGTTCCGTAAGTTCCACTGTAAGCCTTGGCAACCCAATCACCGTTGTCTGCTTCCTCTGCGAAGTCTGTTGGTGCTAGGACTTGACCGTCGATGAAATACATGTCTGCATTATAGGCAGAGGAATAAGTATCAGCAGCATGATCACGTCTGCCTATCGTGTGCATGATGGATGAGTTGATGAGGATTGCGCCGTTTTGAGACAGGGAATTGCTTATAGTATTGCTGCCGCTATTGTTGACATTCAAAGTGACTTCAGGTGTTGCCAGTGAAGTATTGAAAGTAACTACAAAATGGTAGTAGTCACCACTGTCTCTAAGCTCCATTGTATGTGTGGTGTTGTTCATCTTAACAGAGCCACCAATGTTCAGATAAAAAAGGATGTTACCGTTCTCATACTGTATCTGTAGCCTGTTAGTGCTGGATGTCCCCGCATAGAATAACATCTGGGCTGTCGACAGGTCATTTAGTTTACACCAGAAAGACAAGGTGCACTTCTCTCCGTCTGTAGGTGTGCTTAAAGTCCTGCTCAAGTAACCCGTGCTACCATCAAATAGGGCTGCGTACTCAAGGTTATACTGTGCAAGCAGGGCCTTCATGACCATTGGTGCAAACATTAGACTAAGGCCGCACTGTAGGAGATAGCAACATTGGTGCCATCATAACACCAGTAACTAATCAGGTATGTCCCTGCAGTTGACAGGGTAGTCGCTGCATCTGCGTCAGCCTCCACCTCACTGCCAAGTGTAATTGCGTATGGGGTTGTGTTGACAAGTCTGATCAGTCCACGTTGTCCCTCAGTTTCATTGGTGAACTCAAGTACGTCCACACCTGCAGGAGTCCATAGGAAGTCATTGCCAGCATCCATGTCAAAGGAGCCATCAGCATCAGTGACTGGGGTTGTACGTTGACTGCCTGTCCATGATTGATCACTGGTTAAGTCAAGTGACATTGTACTGCCAGTCTTGGATAGACCTGACCCAGCAAGTGTCTGTGACTGTACGTTTGCAATCCAGTTGTCTGGTGTTGCATCATCACTGATGAACTGTACTACCTCAGTGTTTGCACTCAGGGTGTAGTTACCTGACACACCATTGATGTAGTCTGTGCCATCACGTACCATGGTGACATCACCAGCACCACTACGTTCAGCACCGTAGGTCAGACCCTCATCTGATCCAATTGCAGGTAAGTTGATTGTCACTGTGCCGCCACTTGTATCACACACATAGTATGTACGACTGTCAGCTACTTCGATGTCATAGGTTCCAGTTGTGAGTAAGGTCACAGTTGTGTATGGACCTGCACCTGCACTGGCTGCTGCAAGGGCTGCACTGGCTGCTGCTGCTGCTGCGTCACTTGCTGTACTGATTACATCCAGTGCTGTCTGAGTAGCGTCTGCATCGGCCTTAGCAGCCCAGTGAAGGGCACTGTACTCATCTACGCCGTTACCCCCTGCCAAAGTGCTTACCAGTGAGTCCTCGGCCTTGTTAGCCCATTCTTCAGCATAGTCTACATAGTCAGCTAGGTCACCACCACCGGGTATACTGATACCACCAACATTGAGGATACTCTGACTGTTCATGTCAAGGTCAGCACTCATGGTGTTTGGGGTGGTTCCATCTCGGCTCAGGGTGTTCTCAAGTGCAGCTTCAATCAGTGCACTGTTGGCATTGATTGTATTTACACTGGAAGTCTCATTACTACTGAGGGATGTTAAATCTGATAGGGTAAGTTTTGCCATTATGATACATCCATTAAGATACTGAGGTGTGCGTGTGCACCTGATGTGTTAGTCTCTCCACCACAGACGATCTCAATTGCCTGACCTGCAGTGACTGTGTTGGCTGCACTTGGTGTGGCCTGATCTACATCCCCAGCAGCACTGCCACTGTAAGCAATGGTGACTACACCACCTGTGACTGGCACACCTGCAATCTCTGCTGTGAGTGTGGTGTCTGCAGTTGCGATGGCCTGATCAATTACACTGTAGATTTCTTCAATGTCTCCAGCAATTGGTGACACAATGTAGTGGCTCTCTGCTGTACTCAGGTCATCAATGGTGGTGTTCAGGACAACCTTGTTGATGTTATTGAATGAGGTATCTAATTCACTTGTTGAGATTTTCTGCCATGTACCACTGCCAGCACCGTCACTGACATACGTAGTATTGGCTGATGCACTGTGGGCATCCTTTGGCTCATGTAGTTCAGTGGTTGTCAGATTGGCATGTTGTACGTCAGGCATTTAATTCTCCTTGGTGAGGTAATGGGGCCAGCCAACTGACCAGCCCCACTTAGTTCTAGTTGCGGTACTTGATTACCAAGTCTGCGTCACCAGCCGTGAAGACTGCAGTGCCGTAGTTACCTGATACATACAAGGGACGATCCCCAGTACCTGCCAGTACAGCACCAACCAAGGCACCATCACAGGCAATCTTGTCACCAACTGCATCAATGGCAGTGATGGCAATTGCAGCATCAATACCGTCAGCATCATTGGCACTGAAGGTACCATCACCATCGTCATTGAACATACCCAAAGTAAGGGTGGCTGCTCCTGCACTGGTGAAGGCAGTATTGACGTAGAGAGATGCAGACTCAATACGGGCACCATCAGGAACACCAGCACCTGGATAGGTACCAATGACTGCAGCAGCCGAGCCTACATTCTCATAGTTGATGTTGACAACGAGTTCTTGCTCGTCACCAGCAGTTGATACACGACCTTGATTAAGGGACTTACCTTTCTCATTGCCGAAGCGGATGTTAAGACCATCATCGTTAGTCCAAAATTCAGTACTAGACATCAGATCACCTCCTATACTTGGTCAGTGTCACTGAGGACACAAACTAGGTTTTCAGGACGGTACAAGGAAAGACCGTAACGAGCAGTGGTTACATACTCTTCACGTTGGAAGTCTTTGTTGTACTCAGAGTCAACCTGTGGCATCTGACGCCATGCACCAACGAAGGGCAATACATCAGGGGCAGCAGAGAAGAACATGTTTGCTTTACCAGCAGCAGTGGTTGGACCAGCACCGCCGATTTGTTCGTTTGCATCATCCAAGTAGTTACTTGTATATACATCAAAGCCATAGATGTTTGCAAGGAATGACATGCCACTGGCAATACCACTACGTACAACACCTTCCCAACGTGGGTTGTTTGATACGTTGGTCAAGTTGGAGATGGTGTTCATCTCGTACTCAACAGATGGATCAACAATTGCAACTAGGTTGGTGTCAGGTACATTGGCTTTCTTCAGGGCAAAACGAGCCTTGGCAAAATCCTGTACCGTCATTACTTCATCAGTGCCTTGAGCAACCCAACGGTGAGCAGCACCATTGATGGTATTGGCAGCAGATGCAGTCTGACCTGATTGCAATGCAAAGATGTCAGTCTCAACACGTTCCATGATTGCACGGGCCTGTCCGGGGACAAACTTGCTGATCAATTGGTTCATGTAGAAACCATCTTGCTTGGCTTTGTTGGTGATGTACGTACCAGATGATACATAGTCACTGATTGAGAATTGGAACTCACCAGTGTCAAGGGCACGATACTTAACGGCCTCATCCTCTGAGTAGTCATCTACTTGTGCTTGACCGATACTTGGGATAGTAAACGTGTTACCATCTGGGAAGTCAGTCATCCAATCTACGTAGCCAGTGCCTTGAAGTTCATCCTCAAGTACTTCCTTGATCTGCGTAGACCATACTTCTGAGCGGATTAGGTGCTCAGTATTTCCTGTGGTGTGAGACATAATATCTCTCCTATGTTAAATTAAAAAGTCTTACCTTGTGTCTTGGCTTCCATTGCAATACGCATGTAGTCTTGTTGCACTGCTGGACTGAAATACTTACGAGGATCATTCCGGCGTAGGTCATCAAAGTAGGTTTTGTCTTTGACCCCTTTGTTGACTATCAGTGCATCTGCCTCCGTGCGTAGGGATGGAGTTGTAACAGATGGAGTATGCGGTTTGTCTGCCGTGACTCCCATTAGTTGGTAGAAAGCATCTGGGGACTTCTGTGCAATGTCACCAAGGTCTGAAGGTTGCAAGCCCATTGATTGAGCCTTCACTGCCACCATCTCACTTGCTTTGTCCTCACCGTATAGCTCTTTCATTTTGTTGTCTACTTTGCTGAGGTTACCCTGCACAGTTGCCTGTGTTGCTCTCTTATCCATGATACCTGAAACAAGACCTTCAAGTGACTTCTCATCTAACTGGGGAGTGGTGTTCTCCTCGGCAGGTGGGGCAGCACGTTCTTCCTTGATCTTATTCAGCATGTTCTCCATGTTGATACGTTTGTCTAGCTCTTCACGGAGTTGAGCAGTCTCTCCTTTGAGTTGCTCGATGTAGTCATCAGTGTACGATTTACTCTTTGCAAGTTCCTCTGTCGAGGAAAACTTCTTGCCTTCACCCACCAATGAGTCTAAGAAAGAACCCTCTGTTTCTTTGTTAGGTTCACTGGCTGGTACTTCTTTGTTCTCTTCAAATACGGTCATGTCATCGTTCCTTTGTCAGGTTGGTTAGGTCATGTATGAACTGTAGTTCCCTGAGTGCACCATGTCTATCTGCTTGATGGTACGCCCAACCTGCTTCATTGTAGTCAGGCTTAGGTAAGTTCAACTGATTGATCTTCTCTTCAACTATGTTGTTCAGGACTTCCAGCAGTGTACTACAATTACGTACATAACCTTCAAACTCCTTACGCTCTTTGGGGTCTTTGATGTGCTTGGTCCAAGCTGTGTTAAGCTTCAATGTTTCCTTCCTCTGCTAATACTTCACCAACAGCAGCTTCTTCTTCAAGGGTACTGGTGGCTTGGTTGACCATACGCTGACTCTCAGTCTGTTCAGCAATACGGATGTTCTCTGTGACTAGTCCGAACTTCTCAATGTCAAGTAGTTCTTCAACTAGCTGTGCTGTCTTGATGCCACTGATGTGGTTGTTGATTGCAGGGTCTTGTCCCACTGCTGAGTTCATCAGTTGCAATAGGTTCTGGAATTGATTTGCTTTCTCTGCAAAGTGACGTGCACCCATGGGTCTGATCTTGCCCCGTGTAGCCAAGTCCTCTGGTGTGATTGTTTCGAATAGTGCCACACCAAACTCATCGTCCACTGTACGGACAACATCACTTACTTCCATGTTACGTCTTGCAAGCTCAAGCATGTCATTGATGATTGGTTCTTCAAAGTTCATCTCGAACTGTTTAGTTTTATTTTGGAAGATACGACCTGATGCATTCTCAAGTGTCTGTACTTCAAAGGCAGTCTTCTCACCAGGAGTCCTGATGCCCATTGCTTGCTTTGGTGCACCTGCCATGTCCTCCATCTTCTGTTCAAGGATGGCAATCTGTGTGTCAGCATTCAAGGCTGTTGGATCAGGATTCATGAAGGTAACATCACCCTCATCACCCACATAGATACGCTCATTGGGACCATAGTTGAAGTCCTCCACGTAGCCACGTACCTTCAGCATTGGATGTGCAATTAAGTCGAAGACATCAGCCTTGAGGTTCTCTAGGTGGTCGATACGATACTGCATACCAACAAGATTGTCAAGAGGCCCCATAGCCCACAAGTTATCAGGACGACTGCGCCAGCCAGCATGTCTGAAGGTTTGTCCACGCCAGCTTGGATTAGGAACTTTGCGTATGATGTGCTTCCTGTCCACAACTGTGATGATGTGGTTCTTAAGTAGTTCACCCTTTTCGATGTCATATAGGTCACCATGAAATTCAGTGATCTCAACTAGACCACTGCTGTAGTATTCAAAGATACTTCCAAAGCCATCCATCTGATAGCCATCATCTTTGATCCTGTCTTCACGTGTCATTGCTGCAATGGACTTACGGTGTTCTGTCACCAGACTGAAGACATCCTGCAGGTAGCCATCACTTGGATGATCCTCAATGTCACTGGCTAGATCACCAAGGGACTTGAGGCTACGTACAATCTTTGGTGTCTGTTCAAACGTTGCTGCTGCTGGATTGAATACAATGTCTAGAGGAGATATACGTACCACACGAGGACCAACGTAACCAATGATAACCTCACCTGTCTCTGGGTCTTCACGAGTTTCATTAACGTACTCTGTCGACGCAATGACATTACCGTAGTCGATGTAATCATAGACCAGTTGGCTGACCTGTTGCATGAAATCAGACTGACGAAGTTTATTAGCCATGTAGGAAGTAATGACTTTGCGTTTGTCTTCTGCCTCTGCATCTTCGTCATCACCTTCCCATATCATCCAGTCACTGTTGGGGAACAATGCTGCCATGTAGTTGGCATGTAGGTTATCCCTGATCTGACATAACTTGGGTACTGTGGTTGAGTTCTTCCATGGCAGACTTGAATTGGTTGTGGTTGTGGTGTCAGTTGCAAAGATGTAGTTACGGAGTTCTCTCTTCTCCTGTAGCCAAGCATCACGCTTCTGTTGCCATCTGTCATAGTTCTCACAGATTTGAACAGCCATCTGTTCTGGTCTGCCGATGATGTCCTCAAGGACTAAAGTTCTACCAGTCATTAACCTACTCCATAGCCTCCTGCATCTGAGCCACCAGGACTATCCAAGGAGCCTTGTCCTGTGTCATGTGATGGACCTTCGTAACCACCTCCAGCTTCTCCTACTCCTGGTCCACCACCTACACCACCTTTGTTTTTATCTTTGTGGTGCTCGTGGTCTGCAGTGCCTAGAGGCATGGCCATGTTTGGTCCTTTACGACTAGACTTACTGCGTCCACCTGTTGTTGGAGCCTCTGGTCTGCCTTTTGCACCCTCACCGGAGGAATCTGAGATACCACCAAGACTTGGGTTGCCTATGCCCATCTTACCCAGTACACCATCAATGGCATCTGCAGTTGGATCATAACCAGAAAGTTTACCAGCCACAGCACCGATCACACCGGGAAGACCACTTAATACCCCACCGACAGATAGACCACCACTTAACAACTCACCCCAACTGGATGCTTGGTGTACACTGTTGTCGAAACCAAACCCAGCATCTGCCCCAGCCATGTCAGCCCCACCACCGTGACTATCAGGTCTGTTGGCCAGTACTCCTGCCTGTGCGTTGTTCTTACTTGCACGTAGGTCAGTGTTTGCCACACTTGACTCAATGTTCTTCTTGGCTTGAGGCAACAAGAATCTATCTGCACTTGTCTCATCTCTTTGTTCTGTTCTATATGACCTTGCCATTATGCTGCTACGCCTCCAAAGCGAGTGTGATAGACAATCTTATTATCCCTTGCACCCATCCTACTTCTCTGTTGACTGGGTGGCACAGCAGTCTCAATTGCTGAGGCAAGGGCATCCTTGATGTCATCGTGTGATGGTCTACTGAGTACTAACTCTTCCTCAAGTAGCTGACAGTTACCACCTTGGTAATGCCATATCTGTTGGTTGTCGTAACGTGGTTCCAGGATGGCACCCATGCGTTCTTCTTTGCTGCCTTGGTGCCGGGTAGGTTTATGTTCTTCAATGCTGAGTGATAGACCATTGGGTCTTATGTAGTCATTCTTCAGTGATGTCACAATTACTTTCTGTGCTGCTGTCACCTCAGCCCTCAGCTTCCTGAAGTCCCACCGTACATGCATTCCAAGAAGATGTCTGTAATATTCACTGACTTTATCTGACTTGAACCTATCGATGTCAAGTACGTATACATGGTGATCACTGTCTATTCCAATCACTACAATGGCTGTGTAATCTGCCTTCTTGCTCATGCTGTAGGCAAAGTCAATTGATGCAAATACATTTAACCTCTTGTCCTTATAATACCACAGACCACCCTCCCTTGTCAAGAACTTTTTCTCATAGTACTGAAATTTTTCTCTGTCTATGATTTGATTCTCAGGGTCGTTGGGGTCATTGTAGTACTGTGCCCTGTACTGCATTCTGTCAAGGTACTTACCTCGTTTGATTGCAAGGGTCTTGATGTCAAAGCCAAACCACTTACCATCTGACCTTTGCTGTCTGGGCCATAGGAACTGACCTGTGCCATCACCTCTGTCCTCCACAGCAGCTTCATATTTCTCATAGATGGGGACTCTGTCAATCATATCTCCCTGTGCATTGAAGACTTCCTCCATCATCTCAACCATGTCGTTGTACAGGTCTTTGGGGTGATACCGTGTACCAACTACCCACTCCTGTGCACCCGGAGACTCAATGGAAGACAATAGGGAATACTGACTCTTTACCTTGCCCCTACCCTCATTTGTGTATGCATTCTCGTAGACTACAACATCATCAAGAACAGCAATATCACAGTGCAGACCTGTGATGGATGTTGTAAGGCCAGCAGTGAATATAGTTGAATCACGGACATTCTCCTTCTTACGTAGTGGGTGATCTACACTGATCTCTCCGTTGGTCCACTTCTCCCTCTTACCTTCTTCAGCATTGACCATCTCAGGCCAGTACCTTCTGTAGATGTCTGAGGTCAGGATATCTTTAATGAACTTAAGTTGTTTCTCAGCAAGGTTACTTGTTGCACTGATGTACAGGATACGTAGCTCTGGGTGTTTAGTTATTGTCCAGGCAACCCTGTAACCAATCATCCTTGACTTCTGATGATCTCGGGGCAGTAGGGCAAGCTGGAAGTCTTTCTTCTCTTCTCGTTCCCACCAGCCACATAGGTCTTCATGACAATGTCCCAGGACTGTGCTGGGGTGTACTAGCCGTATGAAGCTGACTAGGTCTTTCTCAGCAGCTTCCTTGACTTGCAGTGCGACGTTACTTAACAAGCGTCACCAAGATGTCTGACCAGACACCGACTGCAATTGTAATCAACAGGAGGTAGAAAAGTCTGTAGTCTTGTACTGTGGCACTCTTGGTTTGCTGTCCAGTCAGCCACTTCTTAATCTTACGGTATAATTTAATCATCTCATTCCTCCACCAAGATACCATGCCAGCCAACACTACATTCACTTGCATTCTGATCACACCAACCACTTACCTTCACAATACCACCTGCTGGTACCTTACGGTGTACAGTCAGTGGACCTGTGCTGCCCTTACGGATGTATGCTGGATCAATGAATAGGTAGGCTGGGTTGACATCACCACTGGGTGTTGCTGTTGCACGTAGACGGATGTTGATTCTTTTATCCTGTGCTTCCTCTGCATGCCAACCAAGTACTGCAAGACAATGTCCTGTGGGTACCTTGAAGTGAGGGACCAGTGATTTATTACCACCCTGTGCAATCATGTCATATACGTGGCCTGTGCCTGTGGCTGTCTTGTATATTTTGATGTGATCTGCAGAGACACCATTACTTCCTGTCCTTGATGCATACATGTCATTGATGAAGCTGATGTCACTGGCAAGGGCCACTGCAGTCGTACCATTGGTTTCATAGGCCATTGTGACTTCATTTCCACTGCCATCTAGGTATTCAATGGTTACTTCCTGTACACCTGTGCCAGCAGCACTGTCATTGCCTGACTCACTGACTAGGCTCATCTGTTCACCTGAGTCACTGGGTGTTGGTATTAATTGGTCACCTGCAGGGCTGAGTTCATTGCCTCTCCAGATATCCTCACCTGCTGCTGCGACAACCATTGACTCACGTTCACCCATCTTGTTGATGTAACGCTTACCTGATACATTACCCAGGATGACATCAAGGTTATCTTCACTGTTGGTGTCGCTGACTGGCAGTGGGTTGGCTGTGCTGACTGTTCTTACTGTGCCAGTGGAGTCTTTGTAGATTATATCATCAGACATTATTTAACTACTCTCAATTGGATACGTTCAAGATCATCGACTAAGTCTTCTTCAAGTGCTGCTTGTTTCTTTTTCTCTGCTTCAATGGATGCTTTGGTGGGTCTGCCTTTCTTTGGCTCCCAGCCTTTGTCTGCAAGATACTTTGCCGCATTGAATGCCTGTGCAGTATCTCCTTGGGCCAGTGAGTTAACTTTACGTATACTCTTGCTAAGAAGCCTAACTTCAAGCTCTTCATCCCATGCTGCCTTATGTTTCTTGAAGAATGTACTTCTACACAGTTTAGTCCAATGAGGATATGAATCAAGATGATCAATTGCAAACTGATAGCCAGTTGGGTCTTCATACTCCAAGTAGAGTCTCTTCATTGATGGTAGACCACCATGATCTTGATTCTTGAGTGTGAAGATTGGTTCTAGTTCGTTTCTGTCTTCAGGTATGTACGACTCAAGGAATAGTGACTGAGTTCTGAATCTGTTCATCTTGTCTAGGTATTTAGCCATGGTCTGCTCCTGATAATAAAGACAATGCCACTTAGTGGAGACAACCATAAGGAAGACAAAATAATCCTTAAGTCTACTCTACTATATGTTACTATTAGTAACTATTAGTTATTCTTATTAAGTTATTACTACAAATGTTATACTGATTGTCTATGATGTATCATACTGTTGCTGAAATAACTAGCTACTGTATGAGGCTTCATTGTAAGAGTATTATACCATGTGAATAAAACACTGTCAAGCACTAAATGTACTGGTGTGTAACTTTCTTACTCTACCCACTACATATGGTATGTCAGTACTCCCTGTACACATAGGGACTCCTTGATACTAAGAGGGTATCTCCCTGATACTGGTATTTTCTATGAGATAATTTCTTACTGCCTTTGAACCCCTGTAGTCCCCTTAACCCCCTTGCCCCTCCCTGTCCATATCAGAACACACTGATATAAAGATATCCTTATATGTGCATGGTGTCATTCAGTCACTTGATTGATCTTACTGGTCACTATGTAAACAAGGTCACTTGATTGATCTTATCTGCATTGCACCCTAGTCCTACCCTAAACACATTAGGACATTGACATATAAACATATCTTTATGTCCACCCAGTCAAATCATCAACTACTTATGCAGTTAGGTAAGTCACATTAAGATTACTATCCTATTCAATCACATATAAACCTTTGAACGATATGTTCAATATAGAAACCCTATAAACTAGCCAGTAAGTCATTGAATTGACTATCCTTTATACATTAGACTAAACTAATTTAAACATATTGTTCAATCCTATTTAACGTTTCGTTCAATTAATACCCTGTAATTAGAATAGTTCTAGTCGTAACCCATTGAAAACAAACAAAACCCATAGTTGGCACGCTTCATGCAATGTTAGGGGTAGGACGATTTGCGTCCACAGGCAATCAAGCCATTTAACTGATTAAACGGAGTAATGACCATGAAATTCACACTCAATGAAGCCCAAGCCAAAACCTACAAATCAGCAACCAAAACCCTAGAATTGATAGGCTCAAATAGTTCAATCATACAGGATTGCAAAGACAATACAGAGGATGCTCAAACCACCTTGCTTAAAGACTTGAAAGCATTTGGTGACGTCGTTCTTTTCTGGAATAAATATTACTCTGATAAAGGATGGTCATTCAAATACTACAATGCAACCAAGAACATGATGGTTGATCACGAAGGTAGTAAGGCAACGGACGACACAGAGAACAATGGTAAAACAATGAGTGTTTATAAATCCCTATCCTGTAAAGCATATGGTAATTTAGACGGTGATCTTAGTGCAATCTATACATGGAAAGAGCTAAAAGAGGCCGCCAATCCTAAGAGCGAAGAACAACTTGTTGAAATTGACGTTAAGAAAGTATTCACCAATCAAATGAAAAAGCTTTCAACTAGCCAGCGCATTGAAATTTACCGGGCAATGAACGACAAGCTAGCCAATAACATTAAGTAAATCTAATACAAGCCAGACATTAAGCCAGCATGACTTCAGTTGTGCTGGCCTATAGTCATGTCTGGGTTATTGATTGCATTTAATCAGTTAAATGGTGTCTCGCTGGCCTGTTTAACTGATTAAATGGACTGGTTGAAAGGAAATAGGATGAACGGTTTGACGTATGTACCCACTGATGCAGTGAAGGGTAAGGTGCTGTATCGCAGGGAGATAGTGGCGAGGGTCACAGAGAACAGTGAAGAGGATTGTCATGCAGTGGATTGCAGAGGCAGAGAGATGAGTGGCACAGTGAAGGAAGTGTTTGATTGGATACACTCTGTTAAGTGGAGCAGCGTGATTGGTGCTAACCCACTGACTGCAACCCAGTCTCATATGAGGATGGAGCAGAAGAGAGCACCAAGTAAGAAAAGATTTGCATTGAGTTAAGTTTAATCAGTTAAATGGAGTAAGTAAGATGAGATTCACAGCAAAAGAAATGCACATACATTTAGTGGAAGTAATGGGATACACTGAGGCAGAGAGATACTATGTAAGGAAGTTTAATAGTGATACAGGTACGTACCTTGGTAGTCGTAGAATAATGAAGGATGACTATCGACATACACACTGGTATGATACAAAAGACAGACGAGTGGACACACAGCCAATCAATTACATGGTTGATTGAGTGTCTCAATTCAGACAGTAACTAACAGTATAAACTAAAGGGACTAATATTATGTTTAAAATTGAAAAGAATGTACCAATGCCAACCCAATTCCGTGACAAAGCAGAAGGGTACTCAGGAATGTATCCTTTTGAAGAGATGGACAAAGGAGATAGCTTCCTCATTACCTGCTCACCTGTATTACGTGAGAATACACGCAGTAAAGTATACTCAGCAGCAATGCAGTACAAGAAAAGATGGGACGAACACTTCAGCCTACGTACCCGTATTGTCAAAGATGGTATCCGTGTATGGTGTGCCTCATCAGTACATAAGGGGTAGTGTCATGAGTAAGCAACAGGGATGGACTACCTACCCAATGACCAAACAATACACCGTTGATGCTGATTGTACTGACTACAGTTGGGAAGAGCTTGTGTTGTCTGGATGTGGTGATCAGTACAATGAAGAGCACATTGATGCCTTGATGGAGGAGTATGAGTGATGAAATACACAATAGAATCTCAATGTGATAGGGATTGGTATGTCACAGTCACAGATGACAGGGATGGATGGGTGATCAGTTTCATTGAGAGTACCAGCTACCACCCAACTATTAATCTGTATGCCACCACTGCCAATGATGCCTTGAAGATGGCACGTATCATTGCAGCAGGACATGACGCAATATTAAATGAAGGAGATTGACATGACTAGACTACGTACAATTGAGAAGAGACTAGCTGACTTGACAGGTGCCGTGATCATCATTGGTATTGGTGTGGCACTACTGTTCTTGACAGGGTGTGTGACAGTCACAACAGACAGTGACTATGAGTGGACAGGACCAGTCATGGGTACTGATACGTCATTCCCACCCAAGGTAGACTATACTGTATGGAGAAAGACCAATGAAAAATAAAGATGAACAACCAGTGTTGGTCAGGTTCCATGATGTGGATATGGAGGATGACTATACCTATGTCCTCTGTCAGTCACGCTGCTCTGCTGATACCTATGTAAGTGACATGATCTTCTCCCATAAGAACAAGGCATGGACCATTGAGTTGATACCTGTCACGCTAGGTGAGACAGAGTACAGGAGTGTGGTTTGGGAAGTCGATGAGGCGTACACCTGTGATGATCAGATGAAATGTGTACGTAATATATCCAAGGAGATAGACAAGTGAGTAGCTGGGGCAAGCGTGAGTACCTGCTTAGACTGGTGGGTACTGGCACGAATGACAAGAGGATGGTGACTGCTGCTCTCTTGTACTATCACAGTGGTGTCCCACTTGAGGATGCCATGGAGTACATTGGTAACTTGAAGAAGAAACTGGAGAAGTAAGATGAGGACATTCTACATTGTACTTGGGTACAGGAATGAGGTACCACACCACAAAGAGAACCAATTTCGTCACCACCAAACACTGAAGTCTGCCATGGAAGAAGCAACAAGACTGACCAAGAAGTATAACAGACGGCACCGTGTACTGAAAGCAATAGGACAAGTACGTCCAAGTATCGAGTGGCAAGGAGCATTGAGATGATTGTAGAAAAACAAACACATGGTGTCACTGCCAAAGGCATGACTGAGAGTGCTGAGTGGGGTATCAAAGCAACACCTGAAGCATTGAGAATACTGATGGAAGGACTGTTCAGTAACCCCAAGTCAGCCATCATCAGGGAGTTACTTGCCAATGCCTTTGATGAGAGTGATGACGTTGAGGTACACCTACCTACCTACTTAGACAGTAAGCTACGCATCAGGGACTATGGTGGTGGCATGACACATGAGTTCATGATGGGTGGGTTCACTCAGCTATTCAACAGTACCAAAGCAGACAGTAACAGTAAGGTGGGTGCCTTTGGTCATGGTCGTACTAGTCCGTGGTCATACACTGACAGTTGGACAGCCATCAGTTACACAGATAAGAAGCGTACCTACTCAGCATACATGGATGAGACAACAGGTTACACCATCAGCCTACTTGCTGAGGAGGACATGGATGGTCTACGTCAAGGCTATGAGGTCATCATACCAACCAAGAGTGGTGACACATATGACTTCGAGAGTACTGTCACTGAGTTCTGTAAGAGACTACCAGTACAACCCAAGGTATACGAAGGAGAAGAACTAAAAGATATACCAGTGGTTGAGTACACCATGGTTGGAGACAAGTGGAAGCTACGTAAAGATGGTGGCAACAGGTGGCAGGACAGAGGCTATGCAATCATGGGCACTGTCGGTTATCCTATTAATTGCAGTGACTTAGAGGGTGACATAAGAAAACTAATGGCATCACCCATTGACTTCACCTTCAGTATTGGTGAGTTAGATATTGTACCATCACGGGAAGGACTACGTTACACTGACAAGACCATCGCTGCACTCAACAAGAAGGCACTGGATGTACGTACACAACTAGATGCTGTGTTGGAGGAGAGACTTGAGGACTGTGCCACTGAGTGGGAGAGGATGGTCATGACCAACAAGGTCAGTGCTGACCTACATGACATAATCACCATTGGTAAGGGAACTGTCAAGGTTGAGCATGAGATGTGGCAGTTTGAACGTAGGTATGGTGGTGACTTACTGGCAAGATCATGTGGTCACTGGCCCCAGCTACGTCCAACTGAGAATACAATCATCATAGTCAATGACAAAACAACACACCGCAATGAGAAGGTGGACTATTACCTACGCCAGAACAACTGCAATCTACAATTCAGTGATGGTCACCAAGTGTTCATGCTACGACAGTTGAAAGATGAGGACATCACTGACAAGTTGGCTGCACTTGGTGATCCACCTGTGTTATATATGTCACAGTTACCACGTCATCCTGATGCTGTAATACAGGCCAAGCTTGACAAGAATACACCGAGAGCCAAGAAAACCATCACTAAACTGAAGAGGTACACTAGGCACGGTGACCTACATGATGCCAATAGGTATGATACGAGTAAGGGTGGTGTCTATGTCAACATCAGGAACAACCAAATACATGACAGCAAGTACACTGTGTACCATATGAAGGAGATGATGCATGCTTTCAATCTAAATGTAGTGTATGCATTGCCGGGTAGTGTCAGTGAAGCTAAGTTCCTCAAGTCAGGTAGGTGGTGCAAATTTGACACATACATTGAGAGACTGATGTGTGCAAGAGCGAAAGGATTTGACAAGGGCATCATCAGACAGTACTATAAGGACATCAAAGAGAATCAACTAAGCTATCATGATAAACAGATAGTACGTTTAGTCAAAGATAATTACAGTGTACTTAACCTTAACTATAAGGGTCTACTCTGTAAGGATAAAGAAAGAACTACTAATTACACTACACTTAGACTACTCAGGGAACATGGTTACTTAGACTATGACCATACCAAGGAGGATGATGAGAAGATCATTGATACAGGCACCATCATCAAGAAAGTAATTGACAAGCACCCCATCTTGAGTCTATACAATGGTATGCAAGATGATATCGTAATCAAATACATTAACAACGGAGAAGTATAATGAACACCCCATATATCATGTCTGAGCGTAGCCTCACTGCCTTCATTGATGGTCGTAGCTACACAGTTGATAACACCCATGCCAACTGGGATAAGATTGTCTTGGCTGTGAAGCACGAACAGTTCGATGCAATCCCCAAGCTGATTGACTTAGGCAAGGCCATCACTGAGTTTGGTGAAGGACATTATGTCAGTGTCAAGGGTGGTGTCGTGTACTACAAGGACAAGCCAGTACATAACACATTGACCAAGCGTATCCTTGACATGATGACACAGGGCTTTGATGTCTTGCCCATTGTCACCTTCATGGACAGGCTGCATGACAACCCAAGTTACAGAGCAATCCAAGAACTCTACCTGTTCCTTGAGACTAATGACCTACCAATCACCAGTGATGGACACTTCCTTGCATGGAAGAAGGTCAGCCATGACTACAAGGACATCCACAGTGGTAGGTTTGATAACTCAGTGGGCTGTGTATGTGAGATGCCACGTCAGGAAGTAGACGATGAGCGTGACAACACATGCAGCAATGGACTACACTTTTGCAGTGAGAGTTACCTTGAACACTATGGTTGGAGCAATGACTGCAAGGTAGTGGTTGTCAAGATCAATCCGAAGGACGTGGTGTCCATCCCATCTGACTATGCCAATGCAAAGGGACGGTGCAGTAGATACGAGGTGATCTTAGATCAAGGTGACTTCGAGCACAAAGATGTGGCAGTGTACATCGAGTCTGATCTACCCGGACCTGATCGCTGCTTTGATCCCGGTGATGGTCACAGTCTGTGTGGTGACTATGAGTGGGAGCATGAGGTAGAGTTGGACTGTGATAACTGCAAGGCTAACCAATAAGCACAGCTAACGCATAAACATGGATGGTACTGGATGTCTCAATGGATGTCCAGTACCACCACACTGAAGGAACTAAAGGATGAGAATTACATACGAGTACTACTGTCTACTACGTCACCATACGTGGAGTCAGGATAGAGTCTACTCCAAGTCCAACTACAATGGTACACACCATTACTTCACGTACCATCTAGCACAGGGAGAGACACAATGAGTATTAAGATAAGTACAACAGAGAAGATGCCCAAGGGTTGTGGCTCATGGTCACTGCCAGCCCGGACTACATGCCCCGGCAGTATCAACCCACTGACACGTCAGGTCTATGAGGTATGTGCTGAGTGCTATGCCACCAAGGGACGATACAAGTTTGGTAAGGTACAGGCTGCACGTCAACACAACAAGACTGACTGGCGCAGAGATGAGTGGGTAAGTGACATGGTGCAGTGGATAGGTACCAAGGAATACTTCAGATGGTTCGACAGTGGTGACTGTTACTGTGAGGAGTTGGCCTCAAAGATTTATGATGTCCTCTACTTCACTGAGTATACCAAACACTGGTTGCCTACTAAACAACAGTGGTTACCTGAACGCTTCGACTGGCCTACTTGGAACACAACAATCAGACTGAGTAGTCCCATCAAAGATTACTACACTGCTGGTGTACATCGAAGTGTTGTCTTGACAGAGGATACGTATGACAACTACAAAGGAACTGATGTACATCTCTGCCCTGCCCCATCACAGGAGAATAAATGTGGTGACTGCCGAGCATGCTGGGATAATACCATTGCAGTAATTGGATATAAAGAACATTGATAGAAGGAAGTGAAACGATGAGATGCATGACATGTAACAAAGAGACACTGGGTTGGGATGATAAGGTCGAAGGCCCTGTGTGTGAGCAGTGTATGACTGTGGTCCGTGATGTTGGACATGAGTGGTACCTACGTGACAACAATCAGTGGCCTTTCAAGGATGATGAACCTACAATCATGGATGCAATCAGGAGGACAGATGATGAGTGATTTCAAGCCAGACTACCTGTGCAACAAGGCTGACTGCCAAGGTCGGGATACTTATGACGCTGTTGTCCAAGAGTTGCTAATGATGAGGCGGCTTCGTGAAGATTACATACGCATAGCCGCTGTGAAGAAGACTGCTTACAAAGAGATAGAGCAGCTTAAAGGTGAACTTAGAGCAGCGGCAGCGAATATCGAACTACTGCGGCGTGACATAAAACATTTAAACTTCTCCCACGGAGAGCTAGAGCAGCTTCGTGAAGATTACCTAGTGTTAAAAGAAATCTTTGGGGGCACGCCACAGTTCAAAGCATTTGAGTTAGCTAAAGAAAAATTGTGTCACGAAAATATACCAAAGGAGCCAAGCGAGCCGACAGAAGATGCTTATGTTGCCGTTGTGTTAGGTGAACCTGTGAAGTCTGTCCGTTATGGTTCAGTTGGTGGCGGTAGCTTTGAAGAGGAGGCACAAGATGATTAAGTGGATGATCTATAGTGTTAAATGCCCTCACTGCTGTAATACCTATCATGGGGATGACGCCCGTAAGATGTTGAAAGAACATTCATGCCCTGTCTGTAATGCGACCACTTGTGGGAAATGCACACATACAGCACCACCCCTTGTTGAAAACACATCAACAGGAACAAGAGAATGTTGCGAATTTTGCAAAGGGACTTTGAGGGTACTCAATGACTGATACATATGATGATGGCAATTATGCCATAAGCAACGGCATTAAGATAAAACTCCCTGATAACAAGTGCTATGACAAGCAGCAAGGGCCAAGGATTTATATCAACGTGGCTATGACACCAGCAAGCTGCGTGACTACCTATACAAACGAGGAGGTCAAGATGAACATGATTGAGAAGGTGGCGAGGGCTATTTGCATCGAATGTCGCATTGACGAAAGCAAATGGCTACAACATAGCGGATTAGCAGAGGCGGCAATCAAGGCTATGATGGAGCCAAGTGAGGCTATGGCAGAGGAGGAACAAGATGAAGACTGATAGTACCTTCACTGAACATACTAACTGTGAAGGATGTGGATCAAGTGATGCCAATGCTGTGTACAGTGATGGTCATACATATTGTCACGCCTGTGAAACATACTTACGTGGTGATGATGTACCACCAGACAAACCAAAGGAGAAGAGAGTGAGTAACACCAAGCTACGACATGACGGCAAAGACAGTTCGTTACATGATCGTAACATCAGTAAGGAGACAGCCATGCACTTCGGTGTGCAGGTAGTAGCCAAGGGACAGGACAGGACACACCACATCTACCCTTACTACAAGGATGGACAACTGGTGGCACAGAAGATACGTGACATCAAGGAGAAAACATTCCATGCACTGGGTGACATAGGTGAGGCTGAGTTGTTTGGTCAACACCTTGGTACTGGTAAAAAATTCCTGACAATTTGTGAGGGTGAGTGTGATGCCATGGCTGCGTGGCAGATGATGAAGTTCCCTGATGCCACTGTTGTGTCTGTCAAGACAGGTGCCAACCTGAAAGACTTCAAGGATGAAGCTACCCATGAGTGGGCTGACAACTTCAATGAGATACGCATTGCCTTTGATGGTGACGAGAAGGGACAGACAGCAGCCAAGAGACTGGCTGAACTGTTCAGTCCCGGCAAGGCAAAGATCGTTGAGTTCACTGGTGAGTACAAAGACCCCAATGATTTCCTACTCAAAGGCAAAGAGAAGGAGTTCAATAAACTATGGTGGGATGCAAAGACACATCAACCTGACGGACTAGTCAACGGACGTGACCTGAAGGAACGCATCAAGAACAAGAAGAATGTGAAGTGCATCGCTGGTCCTTGGTCAGGCATGGATGAGTTGACCTATGGGTTCAGGACTGGTGAGATGTGGACACTGACTGCTGGTTCAGGCATGGGTAAGACACAGATACTACGTGAACTTGAACACCACTTCCTCAAGACAACTGACTGGGACATTGGTGCCCTCTTCCTTGAGGAGACAGCAGAGGACAGTGGTGAGGGACTCATGAGTATTGAGTGTAACAAACCCTTGCACCTGCCTGATACCCATGTCAATGATACAGAGTGGGAACAGACATACGAGAGAACACTTGGTACTGGACGCATCACGTACTACGATGCCTTTGGTGAGTCAGACATTGACAGGATACTCAGTCGTATCAGATATCTAAGCAAAGGACTGGGGTGTAAGGTGATCTTCCTTGACCACATCAGTATCATTGTCAGTGATCAAACAAACGGTGATGAACGTAAAGCCCTTGACTCCATAGCAACCAAGCTCAAGAAGTTGACAATGGAACTGGATGTACTGCTACTCATGGTCAGTCACAGTAAACGTCAGAGCAACAAGCCACACGAAGAAGGTGGCACCACCAGCCTCAGTGATCTACGTGGCACTGCTGGCATAGGACAGCTAAGTAATATTGTCCTTGGTTTTGAACGTAATGGACAGCATGAAGACCTACGTGAACGTAACACCACGACAGTCAGAGTACTGAAGAATAGATTTAGTGGGTTGACAGGTCCATCATGTAGGTTGTATTATGATAACGTCACTGGCAGATTGAACGAAGAAGAGATGGAGGTAGATGATGACTAAGAAAGAAAGCTACGCGATTAAACCTAAGAAGTCTGGCTACCTTGTTGAGGTTGTCTACTACACAGACGAAGTCATTAAGGAAGGATACAACAGCGGTAACCACAGAACAGCAACAGAGTTCCACTGTTTCAGTAGTATGTCTGACTTAATATGTTACCTTGAAGAGGAAGAAGATGATGACTAAGACTATGGTGGTGGATGCAGAGGCCAATGGTTTACTTGATGATGCCACTGTCGTGCACTGCATAGTATGTAAAGACTACGACACTGGTGAGGTGTTCAAATTTGTACAAGGAGAATGTTATGAAGAGTTCAAAGAGTTCGCAGAGTCAGTCGATGTCTGGATCGGACACAATATCATCAGCTATGACATACCGTTGTTCAACAAACTCTTGGGCATCGACATCAAGTTGTCCCACCTCAGAGACACAATGGTACTCTCAAGACTCTTTGGTTCAGATAGAGTCACACCCAAGGGAGCCAAGTCAGCCCACTCCCTCCAAGCATGGGGAATCAGACTAGGTAAACACAAGGGTGATCACACTGACTTCACCACGTACAGTCCAGAGATGCTGACGTACTGTGTGAATGACGTTGAGGTTACCTACCTTGCCTACTGTGCCCTGCTAATTGAGGGTAAGGGATACAGTGATCAATGTATCAAGTTGGAATACCAGACTGAGTATCTATTGAGTAAGATGCAACGTAAAGGTTTCTACCTTGATCAAACCAAAGCCCTCAAGTTGTACCAAGACTGTAAGACTGAGGCTGATGACATAGAGGAGGACATACTACATGACTTTCTACCAAAGGCTAAAGAGATTAGAGTTATCACACCACGATATAATAAAGATGGTCGTATGTCTGTGGTGGGTCTTAAGTGGCTTAATTCTTGGGAGCTTCCTACTGTTGCTGGTGAGTTTACTCGTATAGACTGGGTGCCATTCAACCTAGGC